ACTGAAACGTTCCAACATTGACCGTAACGACGAGCCAATTTGGCTGCGTGCACGCGCCGGTAGGCGTGTAGTTTTGATACTGCACAGGCTGCAGGTTGGTCTGCGCAGAAACGACGGCTGGAGCTGCCGCAAAGAGCAGTCCCAGCAAGAAGAGAAGCTTTCTCATAGTCATCGGTTTCACCTTAAGGTTGGCACTGGTAGTTAATGGTTACTGTGGTGCCCAGGATTGTGGCGGTGTTGGTGAAGCTGACGCCTGTTGCCGTTGCGACTGAGTTCCCGATGCCTAGACTAGCCCCGCCGTTCTGCGTAGCGGTGCAAGCGTACGCCGTAGTAGTCGTGGGCCACACCAACGTCAAGAACGTACCAGTCGCAAACGTGCCACCCGCGACAGAGTAAGTTCCTCGCAGATTCGTGCACGTCGCCGTCAGGCAGGTGATCGTTCCCGTTCCACTGCCGCCTCCGGCGGAGGTGATCGGATTGGAGATGGCGGTGTATGGGTGCGCTATGTTCGCGTTCGGTAGAAGTCCGGTGACTCCTCCAGCCGAGCCGCTGGCCAAATTGACGGTGGAGAAGTTCATGAGGGACGTGAATTCCGACCCGCCGTTTAGAGTCAGCTTGAACAAGTGAGAGGAGTCTGCGCGGATAGTGTCCACACCAGCCGCTGCGGTAACGGGCGTTCCTGCTTCCGCAAAGGCGCCACAACCAGATACTCCAGCGCCACAGGTCGGAGGTGATGAACCGAGCGCAAGGCTCGTTGCCGTCAAAGTGGTGAACGCTCCGCTATTCGGCGTCGTGGATCCGATTGCACCCGGGGTCGCCCATGGAATACTTACGCTCGGACAATCTGTTCCATTCTGCAGGCATGGAAGGATGCCACCGATGGTCGTTCCCGCAGCGAAGGAACTCGCCGCGCTTGTGGCAGTCACCTCCTTGGCTATCACCGTTCCAGTGGGGCCGTTGTTTCCGAACGTGTAGCTGTTCGCCGAGTAGGTGTAGAGGATGCCGCCGTTGGAGCCCAGCTCGTCGAAGATAAAGTACGGGAGCGGGGTTCCGCCGTTAGGATTCGCGTCGACAACGCACAGCACGCACCCGTTGTTGCCTGGCGTGAAGTACGAATGGATGAATTGGGAGTATGAGCCGTCGATGTCATACGCAGTGTTGGCGACCCCATTTCCCGGATTGTTTTGCACGCGCATCCCATACAGGACGTCGACCGGCCCGATGTCATTCAGCGTAATACCGACGCTGGGAAAGCTGAAGTCGATCCCCGTATACTGCGCCATTCGTATCGTCGCACCCTGGGCCTCGTACTCAGACGAGGAGGAACCAACGACCGAGTCAGCCACGTTCCAAGTCGCGTGGTTGGTGCAAAGGTTAGCGTCGCCCTGCGTGCCGTTGTTGGTGCCGCAGATCATTGCAGCCCCGTACATCTTGATCTGGGGCAGTGGCGACGTGATGGTGGCTCCGGTGCCCGTCTCGGTCGCTCCGGACTGTGTCCACGTGAGGACGATGTTGTAGAGGTTTAGCGTGTTCGAAGCGACGGTGAAAGTCCCGTTCAGGTCGGACGGTGTCGCCCCGCTGACGACGATGGTCGAACCGGCGGGCCAGAAGTAGGGGGGAAAGTTGGTGTTCGGAGCCGTGGCCGTCACCACGCCCGTGCCGCTGTTGCGTGAGAGCGACAGGTTGGGCAGGAGGTTCGCGCTTGGCTTGACGACGTTTCCGTTGCCCGCGCAGCTTCCCTTTACGCAATGCCCGAAGATTACATGGGTGGAGTCGATGGCGCCAGCGATGAAATCGACCGTGGCCACTGTTGAACCGTTCGGGCCTAGAACCTGCCCGCCCGGGCCGCCCTGCCCGATAAAGTCTCCCGTGTGGAATGGATACTGCGATTCAAGCACGATGGTCTGAGTTCCGCCGCCGAGTGTCCCGACGCTGGTGACAGTGTCCTCTTCCTCCTTCGTTCCGACTTGGAAGATATCTGAGCCCGTCGCGAAGCCTGCTACGTTCGTTCCACCGAGGACGTTGATCGTGCAGTTCTGCGCGCCGTACACGCCGAAGTTTCCTTGGAGCGAACTCGTGCAGCTCGCGATGGTTCCATAGGCCGTCGAGGGCGTTACGGTACCCGAACTTAGGGTGTACTCATTGGCTCCGTCCACGTTGGGCGTGTAGACGCTTACCGTATATGGCCCCGAGACCCCGGTGGTCTGATTGACCATAAACAGCCCAACCGGAAACTGGTTGGAATTAGCGGGCATTTCACTCCAGTCGCCCGCCTGCGATGGCCCGGTAACCACGAGCAGCGTAGTACTATTGGCCCCCGAGGTGGCAGATACCACGGGACCGAATAGTTCGCCCACTTGCTTGATGTGGACGCACTTCCAGCAGCCGCCCTCGTCATTAGCGTTCACCAAGTTTATGACCGCGGACATGTAGTCGTAGCTGCAGTGGGTGTCGCCCTCGGAGGTGTGCGCGAAGAGACAGCCCTCATACTGACTGATGCCAGCAGTTGCGGACTCGAATGAACCCGGGTGAACCGAAAACACCGACCAGTCGCTGTTGCCGTTGAAACTCTGACCGCTATTGTGACCGGGGCTGAAGCTGTCGAACGCCGTCTGATCGAATTGGAAGCTGTTGCTCGGCGTCGTGTTGGTTTCGGTGAATCCGTAGGACGTGCCAGTTGACTGCGTGACGAACTGATTGCTGGTTCCGGCGTTGTTCACGCAAGTTCCGATAGCGCAGCCCGAGCCTCCCCCACCGATGGTGAAGGTGCTTCCCGTCTGCGTTACCCCGGCTCCAACGATGGAGATTGAAGGGCCGGTAACGGTCGTGACAGGGCCGATGACGGACGTTATTCCTGCGGTCGCTGGACATACCGCGTTCGCCGCCGTGCAGATTAGCGATCCGTTTACCTCGCTACCCGTAGCCGCGAGAATCGGCGCTCCGAACGTGAAGTCGCCCGGATTCGTAATGTTGTAATCGAGGAGCGAGTTCGCAATGGTCGTGGATGATGTCGCTATTGGGAAGAACCCGGTAGTCAGTCCAGAGATTCCGCCGCCGCCGCCTGAGCATCCAACGTTTGTCACCACCGCAGGAGAGCCTGTCGGATAGCAGAGAGGGCTTGTGCTGGGGGTGAGGTAGTTGAGTTCTAGGCCGGTAGGTACAATCGTGGTGATTGTAGATCCGGCGTTCTGAAAAGTAACGGAGCCGCCGGGCGCACCACTAACCGCTGCGGTGTTGAATGTGATCGTATTGGTCAGAAATGTTTCGCAAGCAAAAGGATTCCCCCCGCCGACTTGAGCCTGCGATGAACAGATACTACCAGTTGGGAAAGAGCTTTCGGATTCGTCGTCAAGTGGACCCATGTAAATCCCATTTACCACATCCGTCCACGCGCTATTTGTCGCCAAGCTTCCCTCTATCCTGAACGGGACTCCTGCGGCACCTTGCACTCCTAACATCGGAGAAAGTTCTCCGCCTGATCCAAAGTTCTCTTCGTAAACATAGAGAGATGGTTGATTAGTATTGTCTTGGGGACCCACGGTCAGGGGTAGGGATATGGTCACATCGCCTGGGTTGGTGATTCCGTTGTCGATGGGCGAGTCACCGAGCGTAGAAGATGTTACAGCATAGGGGAGAAATCCCGCCGTCAAAGAGAATCCGCCACCCGCCGCAACCCAGTTCCCCTCATCGTTACAGAACAGCCCACTGGGCGTTCCTACGGGCGTGCAGGTGACGAACTGCGACGTAGCGCTCGACTTGCTATTAACGAAGTTTCCTCCACCCGGCTGGAACGCGATTCCATTCGGAGCGTATATCCCCCCCTCTGCTGCGAGCAGGTCGGGCATGTAAACCGTGCCGCCGAATGACGTCTGGAATGTTACGCCCGGATTGATTCCATTGAACAAGCCACCTTGACCCGACGAGGCCACCTGAAAATTCTGCTGGGTCGTGGGACTAGATGCCTGTGTGTAGACGGCTCCGATAATATTGGTGTTGATCGGATGAGACACAGCCGCGTATGCGTTACCTCCGCGACGAAGGCTTAGCTGATTCAATACAAGCGACGTGGGGGTTGTCGAATCCCAGCATATAAACTCCACCGCTCCGTTCGTCCATCCACATCCCGTAGACGGCCATCCTGCGGTGGACGCTACTGGAATGACAAGGGATGTCGAGGTGATTGAGGCAGTCGTAGTAAGAGCTGCGCCGACGCTGAATCCGGGGTTATTCTGGTCGAGATTAGCGCAGGTTGGGCCAGCGCAGAAGGGAGGTATGGCGCATCCGGCACTACCCAGGGGGCAATTGACCCCGTTGATGAGAGAGAAGGGGTTCGCCAGAGTCTCTAGTACATTGATTCCCGAAGGGTTGGTGACGTTGATCGCCCCATTGCCGCTCGAGTTGGCGAAGTTCACGGGTGACGACAGCGGGCCTGAGCCATTGACGCTAATGGCCGTTCCAGCGCCAGCCGTATTCACCCATCCGGCGGAAGAGCACACGAATAACGTGTTGCTTACAGTGTTGGTGTACGGTTGCCCATAGTTGACCGAGGTGCACGTCCACAATGGCGACACCGGATCCACCGTGCCTGTGATTGCCGGCCACCGAATTTGCGACGCGGGGTTTATCACAGTCTGCGCGGAGACGGCGAAAGCGGCGCAAAAGAAGAGCAGAAAGCAAAGCAGCGCACGCTTAGATGTACTTGACATAAACATTGTCTCCAGTAGCAGTTGCATTGTTGGTCATCGTGATAACGGCTCCGGAGAGCGTAAAATCAATACCGTCGCGTTGTAGGATGCCGTTCCAGTAGAATCCGAATATGAAGTTAGGCACCTGGCTGCATGTGTAAGAGTTTCCAGGTATGACCCCCACGGGGGTCTCCGTGACGGCGTTGGCGGCAATCTGTTCGCCCAGATTCGTGATGATGAAGTCGGCCAAGGCGGGCATCGGTATGATGCCGCCAAGCATCAGATCCAGCAGGTTCCAATTGTAGTTTGTAGGAACCTGCCAGTTCGGCTGGTTGTACGCCGGAATTTGCAGTCCTATATTCGGAGTCGTCGTCTCACTGGCCATGATTTAGTTTCCTATCGCGTAGAACGCCAGTGTGACTGCCTGGTCGAAGTTTGCACCACCACCACCTGTAGGAACGGAGCATTGTAGGAATACTTGTGCTCCGGTGGTGGTTACTGACACCGCGCTGGCGGAAGCTATATCGTTGGCGTGTGCGCTAGGACTTGGCAAGCCTTGTACGGTTACCTGCAGTCCTGGCACTGCTGTAAAACCGTGTGGAAAGACAATAGCAGCATTCGCAAACTGGTTGCCGGTGGATGGGACGTTGATGCTACCCCACACTTCTATGGTTCCATCAGGAGAGATTCTGTAACTACCGTTTGAGTTTGTTACGCGTGAAAAACCTGGCGATTGCGGCACAAAGAACCCACCGACGTTCGTCAGCACCTGGCCAGCCGCACCCGGTGCGGCCAACGTCAGCGTGGTGAACGCTCCGGTCGACGGCGCGGCGGCACCTATGGCGGTGCCTACTATACCGTTAATATCGGATAGCACGGGCGCGGCTGGAACCAGATTGCTGTTGACGTCGACCTTGAACAGCAATATGCACTCCGCGTTCGGCGACGTATCCAGAGCGCCTGCGCCAATTACATCGCCGGACCACGTGACTGTTCTCCCGCCCGTGGCATCCTGAGATAGTACCACAGTCAGTAAATCGCCAACTTGCTGATTGATTATCGTTATATCCGCATTACCGGTGAGTCTTACTTCGAATCCCAGCGACTGCGACATGTCGAACGTTACATTTGGCGCGTACGTCACCAGCTGCAAATTGGCCCTGAAGTCCGCCGACGTCAGGAAGTTGGCGCACTGGGCGGTAAGCGTAGACAGATTGGAGTCCGACGTAGTGAAGCCCTTGGCAGCGAACGCCGTGAACAGGGCAGTCAGATACGTGGACATCTGGTAGAACACCTTGTTCGCTAGCGGCGAAAGGAACAGGGAGGGGTCCGTCGCTCCTCCCGCGCGCTGTGAGTCGGCCAAGTAGGCCGCATCATTCTCTTGATTCGCTGCGGTGGGATTCCACTGCAGAAGATTGGTGGTTGCCATGTAGCTCCTTGCCCGCGGTTAGCCGGCCCAGTGTCCCGTGTCGAATCCAGATATGAATCCCGGCGAGCTGCCAAATCCGAAGAAGGGCAAGACACCGAACAGGTACGTATAGAGCACGCCCTCGGGACGCGGTACGATGTAGCCGTGCACGATTAGATCCTGCAGTATAGATGTGAATGATCCTGTAAGGGTGAGATCCACAGTCATATTCTGATTGTCGATGACCACGATTGTACCGCCAGGAAATAGTTGCTTCCAGATTGGGTACAGGCTGACAATCGTACCATCCCACTGGTTGGTCGCGATCTTCGCCTTGATGTAGATGCGAAATGTGGCGTCGTCCAGGATTGGGCTGACTCCGCCGCTTGGCTGGAAGTTCACCGTGCGGAATGCGCCGACCGTGGCTCCTAGCATGTCCAGTTGCGCGCCAATGGCGCTGTCCAGGTCGAGCGACGTGTCCATTTGAACCAGGCACTGGCTGGCGTCATCGAATTTCTTCAGCAGAACGTAGAGCAACGCGTTCAGCTTCTTGGAATTGGCGTACTGGCTCGTCAGCAGCCCTATATAGTATCCGATGGGCAGTGTTTCCAGCGGCTCATTGCCGTAGCCTCCGGTGCCATAACCTTGCGTGCCGTAGTACGGGTTGCTACTCATACCGTGACCACTCCTATGTTGCCGGCGATACCCTCAGCGGCATAGTAGAAGTTTGGCATAACGATGTCGACGACGCCGAGCGTGGAGAACGAAACCGCGCCTCCGGTACTGGCAGCTGTAGTTGGAATTGTCAACGGTATGGTAGTGCCTGACGGGGTTCCAGTCAATGTTCCAGGCGCGATGCCGGGACCAGAGACCAGTTGACCGGCTATGATGCCAGTAGCTGAGGCCACTACCATAGACGATGCGGCAAGGCCATACGTGCCCGTGGTAGAAGCCGTTGTTACACCAAGTTGTACAGATACTGTTCCGAAGTTCGGCGCGATCAGGTTGGTGTTCACGTTCATGATCTCGAAATAAATAGCTCCGATGGACACAGTCTCGCCAATGGCCAGTTCGTTTAGGTACGTTACCAACGCAGCCTGCACCGCACTTAGCACGGCACTGTTAGGCGTAGTACCGTAGCCAGTCAACGTGGTGAGCACGAATATGGGATACACCGTTGGCAAAAAGAAGCTGATGTCCTCGGTCACGCCAGTATTTGGATCAATCACTGGATTCGTCGTGGTACCGTTGGTGAAGCAACCGATCGTCTTTTTCTGGTAGATCGCCGTGGCCACACTTAGTACGTTGGTGCATTGCACGACCATTGAGATGGAGTGGGGCGGGTTGCCCCAACTGTCCACGGCTCCCGTCGGATTCTCGATAGAAGACCCTGGGCCACCTGGCGTGGGGTAACCCGGAGCAACGCGAATGACTCCGGGTGCGGCTAAAATGGCAGCTATGGTGGATGCCACAGGAGTTAGAGATGGCAGCGCCACTGACACCGCTTGACGCGCACGCAGACTGGAGTCGGACTCCACTACGTCGCCCACAGTCGCTGCTGTTGGATTGGTGACAGTACTCCAACCAGACGTCGGCGTGTTGATGACGTTGACCTGCCCCGGCTCGGCGGCAATAGCTCCTGGAGTGGTGCAAGTCGCCGTTACGCTGATTATCCCGCTGAGAGGAAATGTAACCGTCGAAGGAAGTGCCCACAGGTTACCATTCTGATCCTGTGCGAATCCGTTCGTAATAGTCGACAATCCTGTGCCAACTAGATTCAGCAGTACGGTAGAGAATGTGAACGCCTCGCGCGCCAGCCCGTTCATCTTCACTTGCCTATCTAGGCCAGCTCCCACGGCCGTTTGTGGCGATGACTGGTTGTACGCCAACTGTGCAGCCTGCATGGTGTCGGATTGCTTCAGGGAGATGATGCTCAACAGCTGGTAGATGGCCGAGTCTGGGCCAACATACTGATTGATGCCATATATGTTCAAGAACGCTTGCAGGTTGTCGGCAAGGATCGACGGGTACGAGGGAACGGTGAGTCCGCTCGCCGTTACGGACGGTGGAGCATAGGCGGGTGTGCTCATGATTCTCCTTGCTGCTTTACGCGTCTAGACTTGATTCGCTCAAGGCTGGTGCTGTATTTATGGCAACCGGACCAAATTGCGTGGTGGTGTTGGCCGTTATGCCTAGTCGACCATTCGTGAACGTCACCTGCACGTTGTTGGTGCCGGTTACATATGGTCCGCCCTCGATGTTCTGGCGTATGGCCAGCTCCATGGCGGCCAGCCCTTGCGGTGTTCCGAGTTGCCCAAGTATGGCTTGGAACACTGGTAGCCCGATATTCAGGTTCTCCCACCACTCTCCAAGGAACAGATTCAAACGGGTCTTGATGGCCTGTGCTACTGCAGACGTATCTGTAAGATTGGCGTTGGGGTCAAATATAGGGTCGTATCCTGCGTCCAGCAGCAGGTACTGCATCGTAGGGGCTACGTTGGCCATGAACTACTGTCCCTTCAAAATGGTGGTCTCTGAGCCTGTAGGCACGGCAGGACCAGTATAAGGCGGCGACAGTGTAGCTAGATATGGCATGATATTGGTAACGAACCACTGGTAGAAGGTATCGTTTACTAGCGCCAATGCCATACCATCGTTCTTAGCTGTTACAGACGCTCCACTGATGGTGACTCCTGCTTCTGCCACGTCGATGATAGTATTACCGTCGTCTGACCGAATCTGCAGTGAGTCGGTGGAGTAGTCTGAAAGCAGGTTGTTCTGGCTCCACATGCCTGGAAAGAACCCGCAGTCGTGCACATGGTGCCTGCGGACTTCAAGCTGGCGCTGCGTGCCGGATGGTATAGGCCACGACACCGGCTTTGGATTCTGAGCCGGAGGGGCGTTCTGCTGACCGTGCAGCCACCAATTGTCGAAGCAAGTGTCGCAGAATATCAGCATCCCCTGGTCGCCCTTCTTCAAGGGCAATGTCACGCTAAATCCTCCTCCGCGCGGCAATAGGATTGGCACGTTGATGATGGGCGGCACGTCCAACCACTGCTGCTGCCCGTTGTAGCGCACTCGCTCCTGTATGGCTATCTGCACGGTTACGGTCTGCGCGCTGCCGTTGATGTCTTCTGTTAGGAACGCCGGTGTGGCAACGCGCGCCTTGGCCAAGGCTTGCTTGACAATCAGCTTCCACTGACTGGTGTCTGAGGCCGTTACCTGTGCCAGTGTAAGACCGGGCGTGTTGGGCGTGCTTGACATGCGACTCCTAGGTTGGCGATGTGGCCGACAGCAGGCCATCCAGCAGGTTGGAGGCGAACGTGGTACTGCAGCCGGTTACTTCCGTGTACCAGTCGTTT